ATTTGTTAAGTTACCGAACACAGTGTTAGCAAATACATTACTGATTTGACTTGCAACAATATTACCACTAATATCAGTATTTGCAACAGCAGCAGTATATATAGTACCATTCCAACGATATAGTTTATCATCAGTTGTATTGAATATTACATCACCGATAAAACTTCCAGGAATAGAATTTACTATTTGAATTGGTTGTATGCTACTTACAAAATTATTTGATGTAATGCTATTTGGTTGAATTTGATTGCCGGTAATACCACCATTGCTGCCATTCCAACTTGTAACTTGTGGTCCAGGCCAGTTATAAACACCGCTAGCAGTACTCTGGCGACCACCAAAATCATTTCTTGCAGTAACACTGAAATAATAATTACCAGTTGGTAAATCGTTGATTGGTATACTTACATTTGAACCAGCGACAAATGGGTTACCAACACCATTTTGCATAGTTTTATACAACACATGGGTAGCAACATTACTGTTGTTACCATAATTGAAATCCATATATGTAACTACGCAATTAGCAGGTACTGTTCCTGCTACTGTAAAATATGTAGTAGCAGCATTTGCAGTTATACCATTAGCAACTGTTGGAGTTACAGGTATTTCAATGATATTTGGGTCGCGTAAACCAGTATTGAAATTTGGTACAAAATCTTGAATGCTATTATCATTATAGATGCTGCCATTATATTCAAATGCAACAATTTGAGCACCAACCGTGTTATCTTCATATGTCTGCTCAGATACAGTCATTACACGAAATAGTTTATCAGTCCAACCGTATGTTTCATGTGTAACACGAATAACATCGCCTGCTTCTACTTGTATGCCACTAAAATCAGTTTGGAAAGTAATAGTTAAATCTTCGCGGCTTTGTAATAGTCTACGCAATCCAAGATATTTTGCTTGCACTGCTTCATTTACCAATCCAAATGACAAGTTTAATCTATTAAGTGCTTCATTTGGACTCATGATACCAGGTACATAATCACTTAATTCTATTACCTGATAATCAGTTTGGTCTTTGATATTTTTGTTAGGATATGCAACTTCTACTTCATTGAAAGTTTCATTCAAATCAATTGGATTAATTTGTATACCACCAACAATGTTATTACTATTGATTGAATATAGACTTGCTAATATGCCATCATATGGTTTGTTTATAATTACACGCCATTTACCAGTCAATTCACTGTATTGCAACCAACTATCACAAGTATCTACTAATGATTGTAGATTGAATAAGCAATTTTCTGCTGTATCTAATGGGCCATTAATACGATATCTTGGCTTTGTTGTACTACCGCCACCTACTGGAACATATGCAATTGTTTGGTCACTATATGTGTTTAATGCTGCCAAACTTGCGGTATCTACACGACTAACTGGTATCGCGCAACCATATCTAGCATTTGTTATATAATCAAATATTGCAGTACCTGGTCTATAAACACCAGTACTTTCACCATGTTCTGTGTTGATTAACTGTGCAGTCAATGCACCAACATTAGTTGTGCCTGCATCAATATTATATTTTACTTTTATAATGGCAAATGCACAATTGGTCATCGCAAAGTCGGTTGTACCCCAGTTTGGCATGACATCATAAGCATTTTGTGTTGTGTTTACACCACTTGTTGCACCATTACTACCATTTTTATATAAATAAATGTTTAAGAATCCATTAATTTTAGTATCAATCTGTACAGTTGGACTACTTGGGTTAGCATTATTTGTTTTTAATTGAGTAACTTGTGTAGTACCACCGGCGCCATCATTGCCAAATGTTACTAATTTACCATCATAATATATGTCACCAAAACTGATAGTACCGTTATCAGTTTTTTCTGCTAATGCAACAACAACAAACATTGTATTATTATCTGGTGTCAAATATGCGGCAGTAATTGGACCACCTAAGAATGCACTTCCATAAACTACAGGTATTTTATTATCCGTAGCGGGAGGTAATTGTACTCTACCACCACCATCTCCGCCACCACTTCCTGGTCTAGACCTTTTGACTAATGCTCTAGCAACTAATGAACTAAGCAATATTGAGGTAGCGCCAATGAAAATTGTTGCAGCAAGTCCAGTAAGACCGATTGCTGTGGCTGCGAAAGTGGCTATTGCGGTGAATATGGCCATGTTAGATGCCTCCTACCCAAACTTCTTCAGTCTTTTTGTAACCAAATCTACCAAAATCTAAATCAGGGCTGTTGGTCATTTTGGTCATAGTATGCAATGTTATCTTGTTTTCTTCTATCATTTCATTTGCTTGTTTTATATATTGTTTCAATAATCTATAACCAGCAGTACTGCCGCGATGTTCTGGTTCTACCCAAAAAACTAATTCACGCAATTCAACAATTTTTGGATCCCAGATGCTATTGTTTTTAATACCCATTATCATACCAATTGGATGGGTTGTTTCTGCAACTAATGCAAGTCCGCCGCCCAACAACAGATGATGATACAAGGTGTTTATATGTTCATGATTGTCACATTTTGCCATTTGTGGTATAGGAGTTTGCTCACGGAAGTGCTTGAGCATTTCTATAATGTAAGGTAAATCCCACTTATTTGCTTTGCGTATGTTCATTTGGTTTACCTATCTTGATAATCCCAACGGTCACCTGGACCGCCACCACCACCACCGCTACCAGTACTTGGCTTTTTACCAAAGTCGAAGTTTACACCACTGATTGCATAAACATTGTCCATGCTTGCATCGGTACTGTTAAAATATCTCCAACTCTCTTTATTTGTTTTTCTACCTGCAATTCTGTTTTCTAATACTGTTTTGTAACTACTTGCTGCTATTGCAACTGTGAAGTTATCGTCTTTTTCTTGACGGTCTTCTTGTATGTTGTAGTTGGTGACAATACCAGTAAATCTTGTATAAACATTACTACTATTTAACACGCCATTAGCATCATAAAAGCCGCGCTTGATTTCTACTTCGCTACCGCGTATCTTACCTTCGCTGCCTAATACGATTTGTATGTTGTTGCCACTCACGCCACTCAATGCAATAGTTGTATCGCCGCTGGTAACTCTTAAGTTGCGTGTCTGTGCGCCAATGCTTAACAATCCACCTAATGCTAGATATGTAACACCATCTATCGTTACATTGCTATATGCGCTGCTAAAGGTATATGTGTTTGCGTTTGCAGTATTGCCATATTCATTGAATATCTTTAACTTGACAAATTCTGCTGTATAAATCTGTGTAGCATTATTGCTGACTTGAGGTATGTTTTGCATTAAACAATCCTCTTTTTATATGGCCCACGAGTTTTTTTAATTCGTTTGGCAATCCATTCAGGACTTTGTTTTCTTCCCTTTAATGTTAAATGTCTTTTTAAATTTGATAATGGAGTTTGTTTGCGTCCTTTTTGAGCATCAATGACATTTTTAGAATTACTTTGAATAAAAACATTACCAACTTCATATGCACCTTTGTCTGAATAACGACTCATTACATATTTGTCGCGACCTTTTCCGCGTTCATGCCAATGACCTGATAAAGTCCAAATAATATACCATTCTTCGAATGATAATTTAAAAGGTATACCTCTTGTTTTACTATGTGATATTTGACTTTTATATTTTTTAATTGCTTCTTTAATTTCTTGATTTATCATAATTTGTTCCTCAGGCTGCACCGCCGACCCATTCCATTAAATTAAATGCATCGCTAAATTCTACATATGCATTATTTAATGTTACATTATTATTACCCACAAATCCACCTGGCACAAGTTTGTAAACGGGCATATTGGGACAAAATACATTGAATGTGCAATTTGCACCTACTGTTATACCGCTACCAACAACACTTGCAGATATAAAGTTTGGTCTATTCATGGTGATATACAAATCTCCACCAACATTAGTGTTATATGTTACTGGACCTAAGGTAGTTGCTTGTGTGCTTGGGTTATATGGTCCAACTACTGTGAATGGATATGGATTTGCTCCAATCTGTATCAAATCGTTTTGATTAAAACATATAAAACCTGAACTTTTTGCAGGTGAACCACTTAAACGCAATACTGTGCCATTGAAACTTACTACTGTTAATCCACTTAATTCTGCATTAGTGTATTCACCCTGATATGCAAACATCCAATTCAAGCAACTATTAGCAAATGTAACTTGCTGTGGTATATATCTATCAATATAGTCAAGACTTTCTACCCAACTGCGATTGTTGTACCATCTGTAAGAAGGTGGTATTTCTATTGTAAATTGCCAAGGTTGACGAGTTGGTATCAAACTTGTTCTTGGTATCTCATTACGAGTAACTTGCACTCCAACTACTTTTCTACGATTTATTTGAATGCTGCTTGCTCTGTTTATTACTTCTTGTAAACCTGCCATTTTATGCTGCTCCTGCTGTTGCATATGGCAATTCTTTTTCTGCCATCTTCACGCTACCCAACAATGATTTTCTATTTTGTGCAAATACTTGGGCAACACTCTTACTATCAAGTGCATTGATATTGTTTGTAATATAATTGTTTGTGATAGG